TTAAGTCTCCCGTGTTGCATCTCTACACATCACTATATAAATATAAATCAATAACTTATATAAGATATTAACTCTTTGTGATTCGTTATATATCTTTTTGGTTGACACTTCGTCGACAGAAAAAATACGTCTCATGAACTCTTTCCAACACCGCCAATCGTGACCTGCTGAGTAGGTGCATCACAAGCTATCGTTCTAGTGATATTCATATAAGTCAGTGTAGCGACACAATCATTCAAAGGTAGGAACGTATATCCGGCCCGTTGTATATCTTCAAGTGTTAGATAGAACGATAACTGGCCATTCTGGCTAACAGCAAATCTCCAAACGTCTCTTGCATGCCCGTTCATATACCCAGTGATATGTCCGACGATGTGAATGCCGCGTCCACTTAATGGCTCAGTCACTTTCTCTGACTTAGTGGCAACGACCTTAATAGGCTCCACTTGAGCTATCTCATCATGACGTATCTCTTTAAGGGGATTGGTCAGGACTTTTGGTGGGATATGTTGGATATTTGGCTTGCTGACCTCAGCATGTTTAGCTTTTGGTTTTAGCGGGTTTCCGAAATCCATGGTAGATATCATGAATAGAGTTAAAAGCAGGCATAGTCCTGTTCCCAGTACAGGCCATCTCTTCCAGAATGGAATGATGTCATTTGCTGCAAGCTCAGAACCGCCACCTCTAGTATGGCTCTTATATAAAGGGAAGTATTCAGCTTTATATTTACGAATGCCGGTATTAGTCACCTCGCCGCGGATACCGTCCTGGACCTTACGGATATAGCTGTTCTGGCTACCCATGGCAGTATTTTTACGAACCCTGTAGCAGATCTGCACAAGGTCACGGATGGACTGATTTATCTTGCCATAGGACTGTGTCATCAAAAGCACATCGGCGGACTCATGACGATGAAGCGAATACCAATGTTCGACTGCTATTGGCGTGCCGTTTCTGGGCAAAGGTATATGGCACTCGTCAATGATATAAAGAGGACCTGCTCCTGTTTCGGGATGACGCCATGGGTCACCATAGTCTTCAGCATGTGCAAATGCTGCACTGACGAAGTGTTTTTGTCTAAGGGGGACACCTAGGGTTTTATATAGCCATTGAGCCTTCTTGATGTCTGGTCTTGCCCGTACTGCTTTAGTCTCTGACCTGAGTTCTATTAACGGTTCAGCATCCGGATAAAGCTTAAGAACCTCCGGGACCACGAGAGGGAGATTCGTAATAACCTTACGACCTTGTTCGAGCGCCGGTAATAGATGGAACGCGACCGCTTCATAAGATTTTCCTCCTCCTGGCGGACCAATCAGCAGGTTAATCATCTAGGTCTATATCATCCAGATTGAAGTACTCTTCGGGCGTCTCACCATATTCTTTCATGAGATATTCTGCTATCTCATCGTCATTATGGTTCTCAATGAATTCCTGCTCTCTTTCATACAAGCGTTCCATCTGAGCATTCTCATCACCGAAGACCGAGTCATACATGTCCTCGAAGAAATCCTCTATATCTCCCAACAGATCATCCAACATGTCTAGCTCCCTAATCTAACAAACGGTATCAACTGCAATAAAAAGCGGATTATCAAAGCCGTTGCGATCAGGCCAAGGCAGTAACCCACACCACAAAGACCCAAGATATTCACGACATCAGCAGGGACCAGATTCATGTAGCTGGTTGCCTCATTGATGGCTGTGAAATCGAATGAATTGAGCATAGTGATGACGATTTGGAATAGCTGGTCAAATACCCAACAAACCGCATCCTTAATCATCAAAAGTACGCTTGTTAAAAGCTTTACAAGCAGACTTAAAAGCCATGCCGGAAAGCCTATGATAAAGTTATAAATGCCCTTAATTGCGCTCCAAATGGCTTGCACGTTAACCCCCGAAGATAATCGTTCGGCAAAGGAACAATGTGGTGACTACGAATACGATCTTGATGAAGAGCCAGATATTCGATGCTGGAGAGACTTCAATACTTCCCCAACCTGCATGAAGGCCGGAGAAATCGATATTCCAACTTGGGGCTGTGCCTGAATCCCATCCTGATGGGACAAAGCCATTTATCCCACTGACAAACTGAGTGCTATTCACTTGTGCCTTAAAGTCGCCCCAGACACCTTGAAGACCATTTTGATATGTTGCTGTATAGAAAGAATCAGGCACCGATGGATAGCCAGCAGCAGCATCGCCGGAACCAGAACCATCAACAGTAAGTTTGTCCTTTATCGCAGTAGCAGTAGCCTCGGTTGCGCACCCAGTACAGCTCTGTGTATTACTTCCGGTTGTGCCATCACTGAAACTCCCTGTCGTACATATCGAAGCAGACGGATTTGACTGGCAATAGGAGTTTAACGATTGGGTCGTGCCATTAGTGGCAGTTGAGGTAGATCCATCAGGATTCGTTGTGATAGTCGTATTGGTTACAGTTACCTGATTATTATTTACAGTCGTGTTCGTAGTGGTGTTACTGGTTGTAGTACCACTACTATTAGTGGATGAACTAGTTGCATTGCTTTTATTCGTGATCGGGGGCGAATTTGGTGTTCCTGGTGAAACACATGTTGTTGTGCCAGAGGCCGTAATAAATGATTTACCTTGTTCAATACAGTCTTTTTCTGCTTGTTGGGCCGTTGAAACAGATGATGCAGTACATGAGGCACCAGTAGCACCGCCAACAGAACCATAAGTTTGAGCGAATTCACCAGCACCTACTGATGTTTTTCCACTGAAATTGTAAGTACAAGATTCTATACAAACTGATTCAGGCATCATTGCCTTTACAGTAAGGTTGGTATTCGAATAACTATTAGATGTGCCTGCGGTACATGTCGGGGCAGGATTCTCACAAGCATAGGTTGACGGGTTCCTGATCTGTGGGGCTACGCAAGCGACTGTGAATGTGCAAGTATGCGGAGTATTCGTCGTACTGGTAGGTGTTGACCCACTAGGACATGTGAATGAGCGAGTTACGGGATAGCCAGTGGCCTGCACGTTCGTGCTGGTATAGCAATACTGATTACTAGTTGACCACGTGCCTGTAAATTTAAGTGTGGCGTTCGCAGATTTACAAGCTGGGTCTGGTGTGTCAAACAATCCGTTAGATGAGTTGATGACATAATATTTGGTCGGAGCATCTACTGTATCGGCTTTAGCAATCGTTATATTTCCTCCTATCAATAAACCGATTATCAAGAACAAGATATTTCTAATCATTCGTTTCATTCGCATGCTCCAATAGACCTATGCGCGGAGCAAGGAAACCAACAGGACATGTCGCAAAGCGGCTGTTGAGCACAACCTGATAGCAGTATTAGCAGCAACATCACTCTCAAAACCGACTCCTTATCACCTGGATAAAAACGAAGCCGCTCATAGCACCGATCAAGGCAACCATCGCCCAGAACAATGCTATGAGGGCACCCGTCATACTTAAGCTTTCTTCACACCACGTTTACCAAGGTCGATAGCCTTGAACGCCATCGCGATGCCGATCAATACGACACCGGTCGTACCGACCCAAGCCGCTACTGTTGTGAAGTCCACTGCTGCGAAAATATCAGCCATTTCTACTACTCCTTTTTTAAAAAGACGGTTCCGCCGTCACGGTTAAGGCAACATGCCCTAAAGCTTTTTGATAGTGCTAATCGCTGCACCTATCGGAAATCCCATGAACCAAGAAAATACGACCGAGCCGAACCCCCATGACCAAACATACAAAATGGTCGGTGCATCTATTCCTAAAAGGGCAAAATCGGCTTCGGTCATATCTGTTCCCTACTCTTTTTCTACTTCCCAGAAAGAATGCACTTCCCAGTCGTTATCACTGATGTTGTTATCTGCCGTGTCCATCGCCTCTTGCGGGTCGTATAGCCTTCCAGCCCTTTTGAGGGATTTGGTGTAGTACAAATTTTCAGTGAGGAACTGGCCTGTACTCTTGCACTGGATGACGAAGACCCGCTGCATGATTAGGCTGCTGCCTTGACTTGATTTGCCACAGTAAAGCCGTTGAACTCGTAACCTTTTGAGGTCGCGGTGATCTCCAACTCTGCCTGCACCGGGAACTTCAAAGTTTCCAGCTTTGCAAAGTTGTCGTGGGTGCCGTATTGCATCTCCACCTGGCTATAACCGATCTCGTTCTGAGCACCGTCAGGTACAGGCATCAGTACACGGACTTTGGTGAAGTCGTATCGCTGCCCCTCTACCGTGTCGTTAAATTGGCGTGCGCCGAGGATTGTTGCGTTTGTCTTGAATTTCATGATCAATACCTTTCAAAAGTTTCATCGATATATCCCGCCGGAATGACGGTCTTGGCTAAGTTGTGGAGGAACTCACCCGCAGTCAGGTAGCTAGGTACCGTAATGCCTTTGGGTATCTTTCCTTCACGCATGACCAAACCGAGGACTTTGTCAGCACTTTCCTCAATCTGGAACATTAGGTTTAGCGCAGATCCACACTGGTGTTTTAACCAAGTCTTGGTGCGCTCATAGGAGACCTCAACGGTCTTTTGGGTAGTAAATATGCGTTCAGCTTTTTCGCTGAAATTGATTAATATCGGATAAGCCGCAGAGAAGTAGTCTTGCGGTCTGAGGAGAATGTCAAAAGGTAGGAAACGGTCAACGCTCTTGAATTCAACTTCAAGGCGGACCCAAGGGGATGTTGGTGAACCAAGCTGGCAGCCTTTTTCATAGCCGCGGAAAAACCTTCCATTCGTACGGCGGCCAACATAGATTGTTCGCCCCTTACCATTAGGATTCTTCCAGTTGCCGCGCAGCTCATTATCAGGATTGCGCCCACCGTTGTTGAATGCTCCGTCCTCATAGGACTTCTCCAAAGATTCCATGGTGAATGTCTTGCCTTCGATATCATCGTGGGCAAGATCGATACGAGTGATTCGTGGTGTCGTGGCTACTTGAAGGAACTCGTAGAATCTACGTTCCCACCCGTGCTGAGCAGCAGTACAACCCTCACCATTCAACATGATCAGGACGGTGTTACGTTGACCGCCGTAGCAAACCAGACCGTACTTATCACCAAGCACAAAGGAGGTTCTGTAGAAATTAGCTCCCCTATCTCTTTTGGCAGTAATGCCAAAGCCAAATATGGATTCACATTTAGAGCTGACTTCCATGATCAACTGCTCGTCATCTATGACTGTTCTGGCACCCCACATGAAACTAGACTCATGACAGGTAACATTCAGCCAATCGATAAAGCAGACCTCATTTTCTGAGTGAACCCTTTGTAGTAACTGCTTTGCCTTTCCTCCCTCACATACGAGATTTATTTTCTTTCCCCCCGTGTTACTAGTGGGGGTGACCGCTTGCGGTGCGTCCTCGCTCCGCTGCGGGCGCTCCTCAGCTTGCACGTGTGAAGCGCCCTGCTCTTCTGTGTTCTGGGTCTGTTGTCTGATGCGACTAAAATATTCTGCGGTCAATGTGGCACGCAGGATCACATCTACGTCGGCGAATGGAAGGATCGTTTTCTTCTTCATGCTAAATGTCCTAGAATCGAATCTTTTAAAAAAGGAATGACGATGGCTGACCACTTCATAGTGAGAATCGATGATCTATATCTAGCGAGTGATGGCCAAGGTGGGGTATTGCTTGTACCAAAGGATGAAGCTGGATTCTTTGAGTCAGTCGAAGAAGCTGAAGCAACAGCCGAAGCATTCACTAAAGATGGTTGGACGGTCGAGATGGTGCCAAAGCCGCCCATGTTCATGTAAGTCACCATACGGCACACATCCCGCCTAATTGACGAAGATAGGTCTTAAGCACCATATCTCTGGTCCACTCAAAACCATCTATCTGTGACTTCAAGACAGGGCCTGCCGGCATCTTCAGGAAATCCATAAAGTGCTGACGTTGGATAACTGGACAGTGTCTGAATGGAAGGACTCTCTTCTTCATATTCATGCCTGCACATTTAACGATGGGAATGTGTCACGAAGCTTGTCTGCCATCGATTCAGGCAGAGAATCCCAATTGAGATACGAGAATCTAGAATATCCGCTATAGCCGGATATCTTTAGCCAGAGTCTTCTTGCGTCCGAGGTCAATGAATCCCATTTACGGCGTTCTGGGCTGTAATCGAGACCTAATATCTGGAGGGCTGAGCGTGGAGTCATAGTTTGAACTCCTGCTCTAGCGCTATCTTGTTCACAAGTGCGAGGTTGATGAGGCGGTATTTACCTATGTCTACAACAGGTAGATATCCACGATTTATCCATCCGGTCACGGTGTCTTCTGTGACGCCTACCAAGTCAGCGAATTTTTTTCGTGACATGACAGGTACAGATGGCAATTGACTTGCATCAACTTGGGTGTCCATAATGCGTTAGGCCTCATTAGATTTCATTACGTGTCATTTGATACGTGAATTCACGTACGTGAAATCACATTATACAAAACTGATATTGATGTCAATGGACACAGGCAAGAAAATAAAACTAGTTAGGGAAGCAACAGGACTAAAACGTGAGGAATTTAGCGTTAGGACTGGTGTTCCTATCGGCACATTGATAGGTGTTGAACAAGGGCGACATGAGCCTAAAGCTGGTGTTCTGAAATCAATCGCAGAGCAATGGCCTGAATACGCAGCCTATCTACTTACAGATAAGATTGAAGTGGTTCAGAAGAAACCGGAGACAACTGGCTAGAAGTAAGAGTTAAATATTCCTAGAAAACCATCGAGAACTGCAATAAGGGGGAAGTAATGGGGAAGGTAATAACAGTAATGAATATGAAAGGTGGGGTCGGAAAAACCACCGTAACCATGAATATTGGCGGGGCAATAGCAACATACAATTTATTAAATGGCCCCCTTCAGGATCCTAAAAAAGGAACCAATGTTCTATTAATTGATTACGACCCTCAATTTAACCTCACACAGGCCTATATAAAGCCTGCAGTTTATTTTGATTTAGAGAAAAAAAGGAAAACCACCCTTTCTATTCTGCAAGATAATGAAGTAGATTTAGACCCATTCCAATTACAGGTACCTGGTAATCACACTCCTCCAAAATTAAGTGACATTGTTTTTACTTTTCGTAAATTTCATAACGGGAGTGTGTTAGATATCATTCCCTCTACACTAGATTTAATGTACGTTGCTTTAGGGCAAGCAAATGTAAATACAAAGCCCATTGAAGAGCGATTTGAAAAGTTTATTGAAGAGTGTAAAAAAACATACGATGTAATTTTTATAGATTGCCATCCAGCAGGCTCGTTATTTACAAAAACTGCACTCAGAAATTCTGATCATGTTTTGATCCCTGTAATACCGCAAAAATATGCGGTACGTGGCATTGGTTTAATGATGCAATTTATTAAGTCAAAAACACTCATTAAAAATGCACCTACCGCCCATATTTTATTTAACCATACCGCAAGATCTGGAAAATCTGATCAAGAACTAGAAATACGAGAGCATAAAGAATATGGTGATTTATGTTTAGGGGAAACACTTAAAAAATTTAAAGCATTCAGTGAGCCAGAGGAAGGAAAAAACTTTGTTTGGACAAGCTCTAAAGCATATAGCACTGAAGCTTTAGGAAACTTATTAAAAGTTTCGCGAGAATTATTAGGAAGAATAAAGGATTAAATATGTTGCCAAAATCATACCAAAAGATCAGCAGAGTTATTACTGCAGCAATTCTAAATTCTGATTTGTCCGAAACAGAAATCCTTAATTTAAGTAAAGCTCTGATTTCACCGAATTCCGATATAAACTTTGCTCTATCAGAAATGTTAAGGAAAATTATCCCAATTCTGAGACACTCAGGTGAAGAAAATTTTAAGGAAAAAAATCCGGTCTCTTTGCAATCAAAAGTTAGTAAAAAGCCACGATTCTCTGAGACTGATTTTCTTGAAATATATAACCAAGTCAGAAAAAAACGTATTTCAGAGGCAAATTTATTAGTTTTATTGGGACGTGCAAGCCCATCTCTAAAATCTATGATTGCTAAGAATTACAGTGGTAAAGGTGTTAAGAAAATGCTTGAGGGATACTTAACTTATTCGGACAAGGTATATATAACTAATCTAAAGAAATTACTAGGTATAGAGAAAACAGATGCATTCTTAGCTGGCATTTCTAAGATTAGATAGGCTTATGAGCGCTGCTATTAAACTTACAGAAGCAATTAATAAAATTGATTGGAATAATAACTGCCAATTATTTTTAAAAAATGATGACACTATTAATGAAATTGCAAACACAAATTTAAGAATGGCAGTTTGGTCTAAGCAATTAGAAAACGTCGAACATACTAATCCAGCTATTTGCTTTGTAAGGGAAATGCAGGCTGCAGGCCATAGTGTTGCAGCTTTGCTTGCGTTAGGGCTGTATAAAGCGGCTGCAAGCTCAATGCGATCAATATTAGAATCTGCATTGTATTACACTTATTTTAGAACCCATTTAAGCGAACTAACTACCTTAGCAAATAATAAGGATTATTACATTAGCAAAAATGAGGTTCTTGAATATCATAAAACACATACGAAAAACTATGCATCTCTGCAGCATAAACTTGGGCTACATCAAGCTATAAACGATTGGTATAGTGATGTTTCAGCAATAATTCATGGCCAAGTACCCGGACTATGGCCTTTTGGTCAGACCTTTTCAGATTTTGGTTATCACGAAACAGGTTTAAAAATTGCAACAACAACCTTTAGACTTGGCGAAGAAATTACCCATGAATTGTTTCTCACAACCGTAGGACAAGAACTATGGGATTTATTTTCTAAGGATGGCAAACAAGCATTACTAAAAGGTTTGTCTGGCGAGAAAAAAGCTCTATTAAAGTTAGATGTAGCATAGATAAAATAATAATATTAATCAATAAGATATAATTTACCCCATAGATCTTTTAGATTAAAAGTGGTACCGTAAGTTATTCGCATTTTTTACAAAAATACAATGAACCCTCAAATTATCAAAACTGCCAAAGCAGTTAAAGAGATTAAAACCATTAATGGTTTTGGCTCAAGTACGATATGGCAAGGGGGCGTAGAAAAATTCCTTGGCGCGCTCACTCCAGAATCACCTCTCTTTAATTTGGTTGTTACTTCACCTCCCTACAATATTGGCAAGGTCTATGAAAAACGCCAAGCATTAGACGATTACTTAGCATGGCAGGAGGACATTATTAAAAATATTGTTCCGCATATCGTGGAAGGTGGGAGCCTGTGCTGGCAAGTTGGGAACTATGTTGATAATGGGCATATCGTTCCTTTAGATATTGAACTCCATCCCATTTTCAGAAAACTCGGTCTAAAGCTCAGAAATAGGATCGTATGGAAGTTTGGCCATGGATTGCATTCTAAGAAGAGATTTAGCGGGCGCTATGAGATGGTCATGTGGTATACAAAGGGTGATGATTACACATTTAATTTAGATAAGGTTCGTGTGCCTTCTAAATATCCAGCCAAACGTCATTACAAGGGACCAAAGGCAGGCACAGTCTCTAGTAATCCGATGGGCAAGAATCCAGAAGATATCTGGACTGAATATGGGGAAGACATCTGGCAGATTCCGAATGTTAAAGCTAATCATGTTGAAAAAACTGGGCATCCTTGCCAATTCCCAGTGGCATTAATCGATCGCTTAACATTGGCATTAACAAATGAAAACGATACGGTCTTTGATCCATTTAGTGGAGTTGGTAGCACAGGTGTTTCAGCTGCCAGGCTAAAAAGAAAATTTATAGGGTGTGAACTAGATGGCGAATATGTAAAGATTGCCGCCAAGAGAATCCAAGATGCATTTGATGGCACAGCAAAAGTAAGGCCGCATGACAAACCAATATACGATCATACGCAGTCTAAGCTCTCAATAAAACCAATAATGGAGTAAGAGAAATGCAAATCAAAGAGTATTTATTTCACCCGGATAAAGAAGGTATAGATTCAAATAAAATTGAGAACGTTCGCGACACTCTCAAAGCTTACGTATTACCCGAAAAAATTAAATCTAAAGATATTAGAGCCGAACTTCTTAAAGAGTTAGGTAGTCAAGGCTGGTCAAATGCCGTAAGAATCGATCAACGATCAAGAATTAGTATTACTTCTGTATTAAATGATATAGGCTTATGTTTACAAACAGGAAACGTGAGCAGGTATTATGCAGATCTAATTAAGTTAGAAACCGCATATAAGAATAAAGTAATTTCAGGGGCAATTTACATCATACCGACCAAAAATTGGGCCAATAAGCTTGGCGACAATATAGCCAATTTTGAGCGTTTTATAGATGAGCTAACAATCTTTAAAGAAACAATAACAATTCCGATGGTGGTGTTTGGTTTACAAGGGGAGTAATAAAAATGGAGCTGGGGTGGACTTATCCAAAAAGAAAAGAGCATTTAGATAAGCTCGCACATTCTCCTAGTGAGCGAACTCAGCTTGTCCCTGCATTCCAAGGCAAAAACCAGTATTTAAAAGTTTTTACTGTCTCTATAGAACTTCCAAAATATCGACTCGACAATGGCAGAACTTATGCTGCTCAAGCAGAGTACTTAGCTACTCATCCTTTAGTGGATAAATCCGTTTTTGAAAAAGACTGGGAATCTGAAGAGGCTCAAAAGATTCAACATGAATTATTGAAAACCATGTTGGGTAAGAATGAAAAAGAGCTGTTAGCTTATTTCAAAGCAAATGAACAAACTGAAGCTTTAATCGTTACTCATGACGGATTTGTTATAAACGGTAATCGACGCTTATGCACAATGAGGGAGTTGTACTATACCGATCAGGTTAAGTATAAGAGCTTTGAATTCATCAACATCGTCATATTGCCTCCTGCCGATGAAAAAGATATAGATGCTTTAGAAGCAGCACTACAAATTGCGCCAGATATTAAAGAGGAATATACCTGGTACGCTCGCGCGCTTAAATACCGAAAAAAAAGACAGCAGCATAACTACACAAAAGAACAGCTTGCAAAAATTGATAAGGTATCGCCAGAAGAAGTCGAAGATCTAATTGATTTATTGAACTATGCTGATGCGTACTTAGCGGATAGAGGCTGGACTGACGAATACCATCGATTAGAACAAACCAAGTATGCATTTATGGAGTTACGCAAAGCTGGATCAAAGATTAAAATCGCACCAGAAAAGCTTTGCTTTGAGAAATTAGCGTATTGCTTAATTGACGGTAGTACAGGAGGTGGCAGGCTTTACGAAGCTATCCCTTCTGCTGCTAAATACTTTGATCAATTTGTCACTCGAGTAAGAAATGATTTTGATCTAACGCCCAAGCCAATCGAAACAGATGGCGCAGCTTTAGATCTATTTGGCGCAGCTGATGAATCAAATCTCGGAGATGTATTAGAGGTTTTGTCAGATCCAAACAAATTTGAGCAAGTCAGAGATATTGTGACCGATGTTGTCACAGCAGAAAAACTTAAATTAAAAGAAATTGAGAAGGTAACGTTTGTTTTATCTCAAGTGAGAAAAGCTAATACGGCCCTACTCGACTCTACTGCCGCCTTGACTGATCATCAAGAACAGAAAGGTATAGAGGATCAGCTAGCTTCAATTGAAAAATCCATAGAAAAGATCAGGTCCTGGCTTAAATGATTTTAGTTGAGTATGTCGCTGAAACTCGGCAAGTTCGACTAATTTCTGATGAAAACGGTGCTGGATGGATTCACATCCGAAGAACTTGCCTTGATCAAACTGATGAGTTTGAGGATATTGGTCCAAGTCAATTTGCCATTCCATGGTGGAGCTTCTTAGCAGTTAGAAGCAGCATAGGCTTCTATGCTAAAGAGTATGGATTAACGCTCAATGTTGACGATCAGGCCACAAAACTACTTAAAGAAGCCTTAGCCAAATCTAAGAGCTTTAATCAAGATGGTGAAGAGATTTTCTCACTTGACGCAATCCGGCCAAAATTAACAGCACTTAAGTTTGCTCGTCCGATCACTGACAAACAGCTTAGAAATATTCACAAACTAATCAAATATAAAGCAGCAGCAACTTTCTCAGTTCCTGGCGCAGGAAAAACTACAGAAGCTTTAGCCTATTTTGCGATAATGCGTAATGAAAATACACATCTTTTGGTCATTGCCCCAAAAAATGCATTTGCAGCATGGGAGGAGCAACTCAAAGAATGCCTACCTGCCCTAAAAGATGATATCTGCAGGCTTATAGGTGGCTTTAACAACATTTCTGCCTTGCTGACCCACCCTAAAAAACTTCTACTCATTACTTACCAGCAAGTTCCTAATGTCATTGAGTTATTGGGTAGCTTTCTGAATGAACATCCTTGCATGGTTTTCTTGGACGAAAGTCATCGCATGAAGCGTGGTGCAACAGGTGTCATAGGTAAAGCAATTTTAAGCTTAGCGCATTTGCCATCAAATAAGTTAATTATGAGTGGTACACCACTACCAAATAATATTAGTGATTTAGTGCCTCAATTTAACTTCTTATACCCTGAAATTAAAGCGGAAGACTCTACTGTTAAAGATTTAATCCAGAAAGTGTTTGTTAGAACAACAAAGATAGAGTTAGGTTTACCAAAGGTAAATAGAGTTTCTATTCCTGTCAGCCTCACCCCGGCGCAACAATATTTATATACTTTATTAAAATCAGAGACGGCTTTAGAGGCTGCGAATCTAAAAACTGCAGATCGTAATGCAGTTAGAAGATTTAGTCGAAGCGTTCTAAGACTAATTCAATTGGTGTCTAACCCTATGCTATTGGCTAATACACCATTAGCCCACCAAGGCATACTTGCAGAAATACTTTCTGAAGAGGATAGCCCTAAAGTCGATTGGGTATGCAATCGGGCACGGCAATTGGCTTATGAAGGCAAAAAAACCGTTATCTGGTCCTCATTTGTAGGAAATGTTGAATTAATTGCAGCTAGACTTGCAGATCTAAAAGCTGAATATATTCATGGTGGCGTTGAAGCTGGTAGTGAAGAGGAAGAAGATACTCGCGAAGCAAAAATTAAACGTTTCCATGACGATCAGCATACTTATGTTTTAGTAGCCAACCCTGCTGCGTGTTCTGAAGGAATTAGTCTTCATACTGTTTGCCATCATGCAATCTATCTAGATCGCAACTTTAATGCTGCTCAGTACTTACAGTCTGAAGATCGAATACATCGATTTGGTTTGACTCTCGAACAAAAAACCTACATTGAAATTGTATGTGCTCCAGGAACCATTGACGAGGTTGTTGATTCTCGCTTACGAGCAAAAGTACAACGCATGGGCGAAGTGCTGGATGATCCAGATCTAAATATTGATCCCATTACACTAGATCCTGAAGCCACTGATCTTGAAAAAGAGGATATAGGAGAGATACTCAATTACCTACAAGGAAAGGCTACCTAAATGAGCTTTTCTGTAGGGGCGCTATATTCGTCGGTTAAATTTCTTCAACATCTACAGGCAAAGCCTGTGAGTCATGAAGAATTCAAAGCATCATTTCAAATGTTTGGTGTCGCTTCTGCAGACATCGTACTCCAAGTATCACAAGATTGTGGCTGGATCGCGCTTGATGGCGATGGATTAGTTTTTGTCACAGATAAGGGTCTGAACATTCTTAGCCAGGGGAATCCTATTGACCAGTTACGAACCCAGATTATCGATATGATCAGCTTTTATGAGCCACTATGGGCAAGAAAAATCCCTAGCGGGCGAGCGGAAGCAAGAAGTGCTTTACCGGCAGATGCCTCCCAATGTTTTAAAGAAGCGGGGCTCTTAGATAGTTGGACTGACGAATTAATTGAATGGTGGGACACACTAGGTCATGCAGCTAAAGCGAAAAAATCTACGGCCCTTCTAAAAATAGGACGTGATGCTGAGCGAAGATCCGTTGAACATGAAACGCAGAGGACGGGTGAACCCGCTAAATGGCAATCTCTAGAGTCTAATTTCTCTGGATTTGATGTTTTATCACAAGTGGAGCCAGGGAATAAAGAACCTTTAAAAATAGAAGTTAAAGGTTCGACTATGGGGATCAAAGAAGCTTATTTCACTCTCACAAGAAATGAATGGAACGTCGCAGAGACCTCAAAAAATTATTGCTTGCACTTGTGGTCTTTGAACGCAAATCCAGTCAATCTAATCGTAGTTGATAAAGAAAAATTAATAGACCATCTCCCAAACAATCTAGGACATGGGAAATGGGAAACGGTACGTATCCCATTTAATGCATTTAAATAATGATCATTTCAAAATGATAGTTAGAAAATCTTCCAGAATCTAAAATACCAAACCTGATATCCGTAATAGCTTGATTTATTTACGTGAAGGGTAGACAGTTAAGAAAAATAAAACATTCATATAGTCAAATTCTGTTCTATCCGGGGAAATCAAAAAAATGCATGTTTCAGCAATAGTCGATAGTAATGTCTTGCCTGTAATAAAAAAACACTCGGGAACTCTAATCAGAATCTTTCTGGTAACAATCGCTGCAATCTCATTAAGTGCTTGCTCGGTGTTCACGAAGATATCTGTTGGTGAAATGAAGTTGTCACCCAGTGAGGCATGTCCCGCTAATTTTGCTAAAAACAATTGCGCTCCTACAGGTGATAAAAGTCTGTTGATGTCAAAATACCAGCCTGCCCTTCCGATTGTGGATGGGTCTCCAAGATGGCTGGATTATGTAGGTGGCATTCTTGCTGACGATGACAAAAAAGGGACTGATCCTGCAACCTGCGGAATGTCAGCGGACTCACCATTCACATTATCTGATCTGGATATCAACTATGTGCCTTACAGTATCAGTTATCAGAATACTGTTCAGAATACCGCGAATGGCACGGCTTCAACGGATATAATAAAAGCGCTTAAAAACATAGGGGTCAGTGGAGAAGTTTTAAAACAGGCTTCAGCCAATATAAAAACCACCTTAGACAGATTCCAAACCATCACTGTGAAAACAAAGGCTGATTTCGTTGTTGTAAAACTTTCGACTTCGGCTCTCAATAAGCTTAGAGCAATCAGCGTCCCCAAGCGGCTTGAGGATTGCAGTGCGCATCTATCTTCAAATCAATATGTACGATTGATAAGAGGGATCTCAGGCTACTGGGTAAAATCCGCATCAGAAGATACGACGACCCGAAACGATCTAACAGCCGAACTTAATGCAGCATTGACCGGGGTAATTTCTTCAGAGCAACTTGTATCTTTAAATCCCAAGATTACGAGTATTTCAAATTCGCTTTTGAATACTGTGTCTGGAGAGCATTTTGTAATCATCGCAATGACTTTTTATGAGCCATGACCCTCTTTTCTGATTGATAAAGATGCCCTGACGATAACCTCTTCAGGGCTTTTTTTCGTCTAATGGAATATAAAGGCATCTATTGTCATTCGAAGTTTGATTGGGATAAGTATATGGATAACATGCCCCTTTTCAGTTATTTATTTCCCCAACAATATGAGTATCAATAAATCAGCTAAAGGATGGATCGTAGATATACAACCGGGTGGCAGGCATACCAAGCGTTACCGCAAATCTTTTGACACCAAGGGTGAAGCTTTAGCTTGGGAAGCTTGGATCAAGACACAGATCAATCAATCTCATGAATGGCAGCCCCAGAAACGAGATACGCGACGTTTATCAGACTTAGTCGATATTTGGCAGCAACATCATGGGCAACAGCTAAAGGCTAAGAACACTCTTCGCAAGTTAAAAAACCTTTGTGCGGCACTAGGTAATCCTACGGCTGATAAATTTACCGCAGAAGATTTTTCCACTTATCGGAGCAAACGTCTTGAAGCAGGCATTTCCCCTAATTTCATCAATCGCGACCATGCATACCTTAGAGCAGTATTCAATGAGCTAAAACGCTTGGGGCAATGGAAGAGAGATAACCCTTTAGCGAAGATACGTCAGTTCAAGATAGAGGAGCGAGAGCTTTCTTATCTGACGTTAGAGCAGATAAAGCTATTACTTGACTCATTATCTGGTGACGCTTTATTGATAACAAAGATATGTCTATCGACTGGTGCACGCTGGAGTGAGGCTGAACAATTGAATATCAGTCAAATTCGTGATGGCCAGATACATCTGAGTAAAACAAAGTCCGGAAAGAATAGATCCATTCCAGTCTCTGATGAGTTGATAACCGAGGTTCACGCTGTAGCAAATAAGAGTTTTACAGGGCGATTGTTCAAATCTGCTTATGGTCGATTCAGGAAGAGTATCGAGAGATCTGGATTAGTCTTACCTGAGGGTCAGATGTCACATGTCTTGCGACATACATTCGCTAGTCACTTCATGATGAATGGGGGAAATATCCTAGTCCTGCAAAGATTACTGGGGCATTCAACTTTAGCGATGACTATGCGATATGCACATCTGGCTCCTGATCAGATGCTAGAAGCGAAAAAATATAATCCCATTGCAGCGCTTATGTGATCTTTGAGCTTAAGGTGCCGGTAACCTAACAGAGTAGTTCACCTTTTGCTCAAGAATACCCCCACGATTTGCCGTACTTTGGTAAGAGTAAGTGCCGAGAACGATATCCAACTGGTCATTCAATAAGGAAACCTCCCATACAGTCGGCCATTTTCCCTCTACGAAAAACATTGTCGGGTGTAGTTTTATCTGCAATGCATCTTTCGATTTTCCAGTTAACGATAAACGGTGAACCATCAATTCAAACCTGCTTTGTCGCTTTACTGTATATATAATGCTTTTATCACAGATAACAGTCTCTAATGCTGCTGGAGCTTGCATAGGTTTAATCTCGGGTTGCTGAAACGGAATCCGAGTACCATTCTTTAAAATAAGTGTGAAGCCAACTAGGCTCCACCCTCCGTTATCACGATATTGGCCAAGCTGCTCAATCTTATCTACAGTCTCACTACAACTTGCTCCTAAATACCCTACGCCTGTCCATGTACCTTTTGCTTTACGAAAATCATCTGAAGATATCGTTTCCGGCGTGGATGATAAGGACTGTATCTCAGCATCAATAGATCGAGCATTCATCTCTGCTATGGCATTCTCGGCCTTAGAATCCTCAAATCCTTGATCATATAATGGGTGTATCTGAGCGCAAGCGTCTCTACCAGAAGCATGAAAACCACTAGACTCCAACAAAGACTGGCCCTGTTGAGTCGACCCCCATCCACTTGCACTGTCCTCTAGCTTCTGTTTATCTGATATCGTAATCCTTCTGCTCTGATAATCTTTCCAATATTTAATCGCATGCATACTACGCAGTAGATTCACTTTAAGATCTTTGGGTAAAGATGAAAACTCGATTCTCGACCAGCGTCCATTTTTATAGCCCATAGCAACCAAGCCCTCTTGCGGGTAATCGAATCTTTTGCACATTTCCCAACGCTGGATGGGAAATACCAAGATAGGCATGCCATTAATAAATCCAAGTATTTCAGGCATATAAACTACAGGCGATGTTTCTTCACTCTCCCATTTGACCTTTTTACCCTCATATACGAATCTAATCGTTTGTTCTTTTAATACCCCATCACCAGAATTTCCCCATATATCGGACCCATGAGTAGCGGTTCTATGAATCGATAATAGATGTCCATCTGCAAGTAGCACATCTTCATCCCATGAAATGGTCTTAGACAT